GGGGGGCGGTGCGCGTGGAAGGGGGGGGGGGTATTTCAATTCAGGTCTTCCCAATCTTTACATTCCATGAGTTCCATGAGCAATTTCCTCACCGGCCGCGGCAGGCGCACTGTGCATGTCAGATTTATTTTCATTCTATCTTCCTTTGTCTTTCAGTGCTTATTTGATGGCTTCATTCGTGTTTTCAAAGCTAAGACTAGGCCGGAAAAAGAAAGAAGTCTGCGAAAAGGCTTGACAGACTTCAGCGAAGCATGAGAGAATCGCAGCACTGTCACATGACAGGGCGGACGAGAGAGGTAGGACGAGATGAAAACCAGCTTGATATATCCTGATCCTTGCGTATGCGGACATGAGCCACAGTGTTACGAAGTTTGGACGAAGGATGAATCCGGCTATGATCTGATGGAATTCTTGCCAAGCGATAGTCCAGAAGTTTTCGCAGCGGCGTGCTTTAGTGTCTAGCTCCATAGCGCATTCCCAACTTGAGTGCGCTATAAGCTACATACTGTAGCACTGACCTAGCAGATTCTGGGATGCCCCTAGGGGCAAAACTGGGAGATTCAAAATGAACGCACAAACCGATCTCATCACGGGCTTTATTCCTTTCCAACATACTGTTCAAGAACGTGTCAAAGAGGCCGGGCAGGAGAAAGGAAAGAATGTGGAGGTGGGAAGGATTAAGTATCATGTTCCTACTCTGCAAGCTTTTGGAATCCCGGCTGAAGGGCCGGAAGTGGATGAAGATGGCGATCTGACTTACAAGAACAAAATCTCTCAGTGGGTCTGGGAGGCAATCCAGAGCGCCTGCAAGTTGCAGCTTGTGTCGTACTTGCAGCCAAAATCCGTCGAATGGAAAGAGGGCTGCAAGCTTTGGACTTCAGTTGATGAACTGGTCGCGGGAAGTTCAGCGGTCAGTCAGAAGGGCGCAACGCTGAAGCTGCGCGCCGAATTCAAGTCAGCGTGGGCAGCGTATATCACGGGACTGAAGAAAGCCCCTTCCAAGACGGCAGCTTTCATTGCTTTGGGTTCTGATTTTCCCACCAAAGGCAAAGACTGCGCTTTGTCTGTTTCCAGTGCTGGCAACAAGGCCGCTGTTGCACGTCACCTGACCGCATTCTTCGATGGTCTGAGTGAAGCAGATCAAGAGAAGTTCGGCGACATCGTTGCCGACTTCGCGGCGATTTGCACAGCAGAGGAGCAAGATCTGTCAGCAGAGTAATACAACCAGATGGCCCTTCATGTCGAACTGACAGAAGGGCCATCTTCATATCTATGAAACGAACAAGGAAAAGGCCCTGGGTATGGGCCTTTTTTTATGTCTGCCCCGCCCGTGGCCTTCAATAGCAACTCCAAAAAATTCCTAAAATTTTCCCGTTTCCCCCTAAAGGACATATCTTTCCATTCTAAAAAGGAAACAAAAGAAAAAGAAATCCATCGACAGAGCTATAAAAATATAAACACATATCCTTCCGTCAGGAAGTGCCGTCTTCGCCCCGCGCGCCACTTTTTCTTCCCCCCGTTTGCGCATACAATCCTCTTAACGTAGAACGCAACGCAAGAAAGGAAACCCCGTTATGAACCGCGCCAAAGCCATCCACTTCCTCAGTCTCGGACTTCCGCCCGGCCAAGTAGCTTCCATCGTGGGAGTTTCCCCTAGCCGGATTTCCCAGCTTCTCTCAGAACCCTCAGTCAAAGAACTGATAGAAGAAAAGCAATTGGAAAGACAAACAGAGAATGAGGAAAGTGAACGTCTTGAAGCAAAGGTTCTTGCAGCAAAGAATTCCCTGCTAGATTCCCTGGCAGCAAGACAGCATGAAGCAACTTACATGGAACTAGCCCGCGCCTACCAAATAATCTGCGCGGCGAATGCACCAAAGAATGCAATCCCGGTTCCAGGCGCTACAATATTTAACGGAACAGTAGTACAGATTGCAATGCCAGCAAGGACTTTCCAGCAGGAAATTCAAATCACTGCGGATAAGGAAGTTATAGCAATCGGAGATAGGGAACTAGCGCCACTTACAGCAAATGCGGTAACGGCGCTTTTTAAAAGAATGAAGGAAGGAGAATGCAATGAGCCAGAAAACTTACTTACAGGCCCAGAAAAAGGCACTGGAGCAGTTGTTCAAGCTGCGGCCTAAATCCTAATTCCCAGGGGCGTAATGATGGAACAAGTGAATATCCTCTTTGATGAGGAGAAACTTCTATCCATTGTTGCGCCCCTTTCCTTATCCCCGCGCCAGGTTATTTATCTTCTTGAAACCGCTGCACACATTCTAGAAGAACCAGTTCATTTGGACTTTGATCCTGAGTAGAATCTTACCGGCGAAGCCCATCTAAAGTTCTTTTTCCCATAGGAAACAATACCATGAATTTCGGACAAGCTCTTGAAGCTCTCAAACTAGGATCTAAAGTAACACGAGAAAACTGGAATGGTAAGAACATGTTTCTTTTTTTAGTTCCTGGAAGTACTTTTACTGTGAATCGTTCCCCACTTTTGGGAATTTATCCTGATGGTACAGAAATTAAATACCACGCTCACGTTGATATGAAGACCGCACAAGGAGATATAGTTCCTTGGCTTTGCTCTCAAACAGATATGTTAGCTGAGGATTGGGTAGTAGTTCTTTAATAAAAAGGAGTCTTAATGTGGAAATCCTCCCCTCTCTTCTTTCCTTCATAGATAGTAAGGTTCGCACTTTCAAGAAGAAGATTTCTGACACCGCAGAAAATCCCAGTGACGTAGCGGAGCAAATTGCAGCTAATCTTCCCGAAACCATAGATAAAACTATTAGCGATCCTTCTAACTTCATCGGAGGCGGAGCTGGCACTTTTATTTCTCGCGGATCAAAATCTTGGCTTCAGTCCGAATACATTAAAGCTATAAAGGCAAAGACCAAGGGCGCGTCGAAAGAGGATATTTGGAATACCACAGGAACTTGGCTTGATACCCCAGATATGATTCCGCGCCAGGAAATCTCCAATATAAGGATGGAGCTGCTAAATCCAGGCGCATGGAAAAATAGCTCACTCCCGAATGCGCCAGGAGTTCAATATCAACAGGGTCAATTGGTAGACCTTATCAGGGATCCAGATTTCGAAAGAGCATATCCTGGACTTCTTCGTGACACCTTCTCTAAGATTACAAAGAGAGCGGGTGATCAACAAGAAGGTAAATTCATGCCGGATACTGGTAGAATTTTTGCTCATGCTTCTGATGACGCAGACATTCTTAAAGTATTAGCACATGAACTTCAACATGCAGTTCAAAAGAGGGAAGGCTTCGCCGCCGGAGGAAATTCTGAATCCATTATTACAGGCGCCATTCCTCAAGCAGATGCCTTCTTCAATACCTGGCGCGACAAACTAATTCAAGCAGGAAATAGTCCTAAAGACGCCACAAATAAAGCTGCATATATGGCCTATTACAATCTGGCTGGAGAAGTAGAAGCCCGAGCCACAGCTTCACGACTTTATTACAATAGTGACGATCGCCTTGCTAGACCTCCTTGGTTAGATTACCAAGCTAACATCCCGCTAAAAGATCTAATTGTCCGCTTTAATCCGAGGACGACGCCATGAACTTTCTCCCCTCCCTCCTTGATTGGCATGCCGCCAATGCTCCAACGAATCTGCCGAAGAGAGTTCCTGTAGAACCAGAAGAAGATAAATATATTTCTGTTATGGACCCGGCCCGCCCTTCTGATACAGAAAGCGTTTCCGAACTCCTTGTAAGGAAAAATCACAGAAATGTGGGAAGGGGCTAAGGATCCTAACAAAGTAGTCAGCTTTCTTTCTAGAGAGGCAATTAATCCTCTCAATTATCTTTCTGCCCCAGGTAAAGCAGTGGCGGCGATTGCAGGAAGTGCTGGTATTTTGGCAGCATTGATGAAATCTGGAACTATCGCGCCATCTAAAGCAGTCAGCACAGGAAATCAGGCTGGTGCATTTCGTCCTTCCGCATCTAGGCTGCTTCCATCTTCTTTCGTAGAATTAGATAGAAAAATGCAGGAAGTAGCGAGCGGTAATTTACCTCGGGAGGGTGAGAGAGATTTTAGAGTTGCTACTGAAAAAATAGAAGATTTAATCATTACCAAAGTGGCATCTCCAAAAGAGCTACAGAAATATGGTGCTCCCGAATTCCAGATTGATCCTTTCCTGCCGCATGTAAAAAACCCAGAGCTTTATCCTACAGATAGACTAGCTACAGAATATCCTCTGTCTGATTTCCTGGGGAATTATACTTCTCAAAACTTTTTGCGTAAAAATCAGAGCCGTGCTGATAGGGTAAAAACTTTGATTGATGACCCACAATTTTTACCCTATGCAATAAAGGATGATGCAAAAATGCAGAATATATTAAAGGATTCTCGAACCTTTGCGGAGGATGCCAGAGCGTTCATGGGGCAGATAGGAGATAAAAAGCCAATATTTGGCTTATATCGCTATGATGCCAAGGAGGATATCCTACAGGGGGTAACTGACATGGCTGAGATTCTGGATAATGCAGGTCATACTCCAGAACAACTTAGTAAGAAAACTCTTCAACAATTAGTAGGACTCGCCCAGAGAGAAGAAAGGGTACGTATAGAAAAGGAAGCTAAATCAGTCCAAGCCCTCACAGAACACACAGTTCGTCGCACAGTAGAACTCCAAACCAAGCAACAACTTCCACCAGAATCAAAGGGGCTCATTCAGCTAGAGAATGAGAAAGACCTTGCAACAGAAACAGCATTCCAAAATATCTGTTGTGGCGCTGATCGCGTAGATCAAAATACAGGGAAGTATGTCCCAGCCTGGGATCCGATCACAGGAAAAAGAGAGCCAGGATTAGGAACTGTTCCTGTTAGCGGGGATAACTTCTTTGGCAGGGTTAAGAGTGGAGACAGTCTTATGTTCTCCTATCGCCCCAATGGTATTCCAGAAGCCACAATTGAACTTAACGCGACGAATGGGTCAATCAGGGAAATCGCAGGAAAGAACAATGATCCAATGGATAAAGGCCTTAAGGATGCCGTTCTTAAGGCTTTGGCTCCTGTTCAGCGAGATATAGTTGCTATTAGAAGAAAAAATCTCCCAGATCTTGGGTTTTTCCCTGGTACGAACATCAGACGACGTGATAATGAGGATGTTAATTTTAACGTAGAAGGCTATATTCGGTGGGCAAACGAGGATCCTCAAAATGCTGAGTACTATATGCGCCAGGCTAGAGAACTTGCTGATCATGTCGGAAGATTTGACGAGTTTGGAAGGGCTATAAACAATTAATATATTCTAAAACAAAGGAAGGTACAAAGAAATGGAAGACCACACAGACCAAAAGAGGCACGAAGTAACAGTAATCAATGCTTCAGCAGCTGAGATTTATGAGAGGGGCAAGGTAGATATCAACTTCTTTGCATCTCTTGCAATTCCTGAAATCTGCGTTTATCCTCTCCCTAACTTCTACCTAGCATGTTTTCAGCTCCTTGTTTCTCGCCGCGATGTAGATTACGGAAAACTCCTTCGTTTTGCATTAGGATTGCCGAGGGGCCATGCAAAGACTACCTTTATCAAAGTTCTTATTGCATGGCTCGTAGTCTATGATAAAGCGAAGTTTATCCTTATCGTCTGCTCTGATTCCCCTTTGGCTGAGCTTCTCCTAGCGGACATCCATGATATCCTCCTAAGTGATAACATCACAGCAGTTTACGGAGACTGGGCAGCTGGACTTTCCATCGATTCCGCAGATACGAAGAAAAGTCAATACCACGGAAAACCTGTTTCCATGGTAGCAAGGGGGTGGAAATCAGGGATTCGAGGAATTAACTTGCGACACCAACGTCCAGATGTTATTTTCATCGACGATGCTCAAACCAAAGCTAATGCTGAAAGTCTAACAGATTCTACTACCCTGCTTTCGACACTGGTAGGAACTATTTTCAAGGCTATTGCACCTTATGGAGACCGTTTAATTATCTACGTAGGTAATATGTACAATGACACCTGCGTTCTAAATAAACTCAAGAAGAACCCGGGCTGGATTTCCATGATCACTGGAGCAATTCTTGCAGATGGAAAACCACTTTGGCCAGAACTATTCTCCCTAGAAGATCTCATGGAAAGTTATTACCATGACGAAGCCTTAGGAATGAGCCATGTTTGGTTTGCCGAAGTCATGAATGATCCGGTAGGCGGCGCAACAAGTATCTTTCCTAACCCCTTGCCAGAGTCTCCAATTCAGGAATATGAACTTGAGCTGGCGGATGGAGCTTTCATTACAATTGATCCAGCCGGATTTAGGAAAACAAGTGACGATAATGTAATTGTAGTGCATTTGAAGTATGGAGAAAAGGGTGTAATCGTAGAGTCTAAACAAGGAATTCTCGATCCCGAGCAGCTGATTCTCGCAGCTATAACCCTTGCAGTTAAATGGAAGTGTTCTCTCATCGGGGTTGAGGATACAGGTTACCAGATGACACTGGGATTCTGGCTCACTAAGTACATAGTGCAATTTGAGCTTAATTCTCTTGTAGTAGTTCCCCTCTCTCCGCATGGAAGAACGAAAGAAGCTAGGATTCGTTTACTGATTGCTGAGCTGTACAAAGGCAACTATGTCATTCATGATCATGAAACACGCAGGAATTTCACCTGGCAAGCTTCAACATATAAGCTAGGTAAGTCCGATAATCGTGATGACCTTCTAGATGCTTGCGCTTATGGCGTCGACGTCAGAAATGAGTACTGGCATCAAATTACAAAACTGGACTATGGTCTTACTATCGATGGAGAGTGTAAGGTCATAGGAGACAATACTCCTTTTTAAGGATTTAGTAATGGCACGCATTTCCCCCCAGACACAGAAGAACGTCATAGAGTACGCTAAGTTCGTCCTGATGGAACACGGTGAGAACTCCGACTATCATGACAAGATGGAAGCAATCGACATTGCTTATGCAAGGTATAAATTAAATAAAGATCCTAAGACAGGCGTCGTTCGTGGAGAGGGAATAGATGCTGCTACTACCCCTGCTGGTGTTTTCAACGTTCCTTCTACTACTCCTCCTGTTGTTGTGGCCCAAGTTGACAGCATGGTTGGATATCTGTCGGAAGTATTCCTGTCCGGAACCCCACTATTCCCTATTGTGTCTAACCCGACTAATAAACAATCTGCGGAGTCACTTGAGGCTTTACTGGACGATCATAGCATTCTTGGGGGTTATCCTCGTGAGCTTCTCATATTTCTTCGCGATAGCATTAAGTATAATTTAGGCGCCGTGGAATGTGATTGGACTTCTGTCGATCAATATGACGTCCTTGACGAAATTGCACAGGATGAAATTCGGAAGCTCAAAAGGAAAGCAGTTCATTATACAAAGCTTCGTCGTCTTGATCTATACAATACTGTCTGGGATAAAAACACAAATCCCGGGGATATTGCGAAAGAAGGAGATTATGCTGGCTACATTAGCATTCTTTCCCGGCCCAAGCTAAAGCGACTTCTTAACAAGATCTCAATCGAAGGTGACGCCCTTAATGTAGATAAGGCTCTTGCAAGTTATATCAGTGCAGATGCCCCTAACTACGTAATGCACCCTCAAGTTTCTGATTACATTGCTTCGAGAAAGCCCACTACTATGATTGATTGGGCTAGTTTCCTCGGTTATGGTTCGCAAAACCGGGCTCGCGGCGTCCTAGGGAACTATGAAGTATTCAAACTTTATGCCCGTGTGGCTCCGGCGGATTTAGGAATTTCTGGTCCCATGCCAAATACTCCCCAGATCTTCAAATTCACAATAGTGAACGGGGACACGGTAGTGCAGGTTAAAAGAATTATTTCTGCTTATGACCATCTTCCGATTCTTTTTGGTCAGCCCTTTGAAGACGGACTTGGGTATCAGACGAAGTCCATTGCAGAGGGAAGTATCCCGATTCAGCAGGCGGCAGGGACGCTTTTTAATATCCAATTTAATGCCAGCCGCCGCGCTGTTTCTGACAGAGCTTTGTATGATCCGAATGTAATTCGTCCTTCTGACGTAAATTCTCCTGTCCCTGCTCCAAAAATTCCGGTTAAGACTAATCAACTGAATAACCGTCCAATTAGTGATTCTTACTATCCCATTCCTTTCGATAGTCGTGGGACAGAAAACGCAATTCAGAACGGAATGCAGATTGTCAATTTCGGCAAAGAGCTTTCAGGACTTAATAATCCTCTCCAAGGACAGTTTCAAAAGGGAAATAAGTCCGTCACTGAATGGCGCGACACCATGGGGAATGCGGATGCAAGGCTTCGTCTCCCAGCTCTAGCTCTAGAATATCAGTTCTTTGTCCCTCTGAAGGAAATCCTTAAGTTCAATATCTTCCAGTACGGAGAGGATGCTGTAGTTTCTTCTCAGAGGACAGGCCAGATTATGCAAGCCAGAGTTTCAGAGATGAGGCAGAAAGTTCTTTCATTCCGGGTTGCAGATGGCTATACTCCGAAAAGTAAGTTGGCAAGTACAGAAGCTATCATTAACCTGACTCAGATGATTAGCCAGAGTCCGCTTCTTCAACAAGCCTACGGTATGATGCTTCCAAATATCGTAGCTCACCTTGCACAATTGATGGGTATTCGTGGTATGGAAGAGTATAATCCACAGGTACAACAAGCAGTTGAAAGCGAAGAAAATCAAGCTAGTCCAGTAGGGGATTTGGCAAGGATTATGCAAGAAAATGATCTCCGACAGCAGGAATTAGCATCAAGAGAACAAGGGCTTCAACTTCGACAACAGGAACTTATGCAATGATTGACAATCTATTTCCAGTTCAACCTCTTACTCAGGAAGAAGAAGCTTTGATTTACGAGGTATTTTCCAACGCCACAGTTAGGAAATACCTTCATATTTTAGGTGCGGAGAGTGCGAAGGATCTCTTAGCTCTCCCTGTGCTTAATGAAACACCTGCGTCAGTGCTTAGCAAACATACTTTGACGACAGGAAAACTTGAAGTTCTAGCAACCTTACTTTCTATCGAAGGAATAAAACAATGAGTATTCTTGACTCCATTCTGGGTCGTCCCGCTTCGCAAATTCCGGCTGCTGCTCCTTCTGTTCCCGCAGCTCCAGTGCAACAAACGCCAACTGAGCCAATTAACCCACTTGACTCATATAAGACGATGCTCGAAAATGCAAATAAACCGGCAGAATCTTCTGATACGCCTTCTTTTAGTCTGGATGGAAAGGTATTGGACGAAGTTGGTGGTAAATTGAATTTCACTCAGGGAGTGAATCCTGACCTTCTGCAAAAAGCCACAAGTGGTGATGCGGCGGCGATGGTAGCTCTCATGAATACAGTAGCACAAAATGCATATAAAGCAGCACTTCAACATAACACCGCTCTCACAGATACGCATCTTAATACTCGTGCGGAACATGAGAAAAAGTTAGTTGATGGAGCCGTTAAAAGCTCTCTTATTAGCAATGAACTGGCGTCGGTCCCTAATGCAAATCACCCTGTAGTTAAGCAGGAACTTGTTAGAATCGCCCAGGCTCTTGCAAAAGAAAACCCGGATGCTACTCCGTCACAAATCAAGGAAGAAGCTGTAAGATACCTCAACACGGTCTATTCAGCGTTAAATCCAAAACAACAAGATACCCCCGGTCAGACCCAAACAGCAGGACAGGTTCAGGATTGGGAAGCTTTTCTTAACGGTTAATTTTTCTTTTTGAGGTTTTAAAATGGCTTTTCTCGAAGGTGTATTTAATACAGTCCCCCGCACTGGTCATCCCACGGAACTGAACGCTAAGTCGCTTTGTGCGGAACTTATGCGTCTTAGCCCCAATGGTGCGAGTCCTATTTCTGGTCTTTCTGCGATGCTTGGTACTACTACCGCTAAAGCGTCGACCCACGGATATTTCAGTAAGACTACGGAATTCATCGCTACTACGCTGGCAGCTAACTACTCGATTGGTGCTGCTACTATTTCCGTTACTTCTGCTAATGGTCTTGGTGTGGATGACATTATCCATAACAACACCAGTAAAGAAAACATGCGGATTACTGCTATTTCTGGTACGACTCTGACTGTTACTAAAGCCTATGGTCGTATTGCTGATGCCGCTGGTACTTCCGGTCAGAAAATCATCAAGGTCGGCTCGGCTAAAGCAGAAAACAGCTCTCGTCCTACCGCTCGTCAATTCCCTGTTGTGTATGTTCCGAACTACACGCAAATCTTCCGGAATGCCTGGGCGATTACTGGTACGGCCGCTGCTAGTATGATGGAAATCGGCTACAATAATGTGGCTGAAAACCGTAAAGATGCCGCGGTGATGCATACCATTGAGCAAGAAACCGCAGTTATTTGGGGTCAAGCGAAAATGGATACTTCTGGCGCTCAGCCTATCCATACGACGCAGGGTATTTTTGACGCAGTTCGTCAATATACTTCGGATGCTAACTTCATTACTGCGGCTACTGTTGGCTCGACGACTACCCTTACGCAACTGATTGGGTATTGTGCCAAAGCCTTTAAGTATTCGACGGATCTGAGCAATCCTCGTCTGCGTTATGCTTTCGGCGATGCTAAAGCAATTCAGGTTATGAACGAGATTGCTATTAAGAACGGTACTGTTAATCTCACTCCGGAAACTACTACTTTCGGTATGGATTATCAGAACTTCAAGTTCTATAAAGGCACGCTGCGACTTCTGGAGCATTCGCTGCTTAATGGTTACGACGAAACTGCTGGCCGTCTCATCATTGTTGATATTCCGTCGGTTAAACTGGCTTACATGCCCGGCCGGAACGCCAAAGTTGAACAATATGGTGCCGGTGGTCAGATCGTAGAAAATGGTACAGATGGTCAGGGCGGTAGCTTTACTTCGGAAATGGCTGTTGAACTTCGTAATCCCTACGGCTGTGTGATTATCGAGGGTCTTACGGCTGGTGCTACTGGCTAATTTCTATGTGGTTTATAATCCCCATTGTCTTATGGTCTGCTCCCAGCCATTTCTGGACAATGGGGATTTTTCTTATCTAGCTAAGGAATAAAAAATGGCTGAATTTGTACATGTTTATAATGATGGCGGAGGGATTAGGAATGTCCCAATGCGAGAGGGTGCTACTAGGTTTACTACTGATAGAGTTATTTACCAGACTGGTATTCCATTTTGGATTCCGCCAGGCAATGGCGGAAGTGAGGGTCTGAGTTTCACAGGAACTCGCGGGGTTTTCACGCTGAGTGCTGAAGCCCCGATGGCCTCCGCATTCAATGTTCTGGCCTCCGGCGGTTATTGCTACCTTCCTGCGGGAGCAGGAGGTCTAGTAACAGGCGGTTGGTATCGGTGCTACATGATAAACGGCACCAATGGCGAAGTTTTCTCAGAAACCTACTCTGGAACCGGGCAACCGGCGTTTGTTTCATCGCCAACACCTCTGCCGCATTTGGCTGCGGGAAGAATCACGCAGGTCGTCACAGAAATTCTTGGCCCGGCTTTCACGATGCCGGGCGGCAGCATGGGGCCGAACGGAACCACGGTCGCCAAGCTGAAATGGTTCGCTACGAATTCTGCAACGAATAAGACGCTGAGGATTAGGTTTGGCAGCTCTGACACTCTACGCTTTTCAGTCACAACGGGCAACCTTGATCAATTAGTTAGTTCAACAAGGTCCAACATGGGCGTGGTGAACCAGCAGATCGGTAACAGAACGAATGCAACCTCAAGCGCATGGGATGGTGGATCTTCTGCACCGACGTACAGTGGTGATGTTACAACGGTAGATACATCAGTTGATCAGACTATTTCGTTCTCTGGTCAATTGGGGGCCAATACGGATTCCCTCATCATTATCCCGTTGCAATTCATCGTTCAGTACGGAGGTTGATAACATGGCGATCACAAAATTCCCGAATACGACTGCCGGAAAAGCCCAAGCCGAGGCAATCCCTGATCCAAAGTATATTGCTTATGGGGCGCGCATCACGGTATTTACCGGAGCAGATATCCCTCCAGCAGATGCAGTCGCTGATCCTTCTTCTATTGTCCTTAACCTAAACCAACTTCATGCAGGAGCTCTGGCTATTGGACAGACTAGATTGACTGAGCTAGAGGCATATATTACTGGTATTCTTACCACAGGAACGCCAGCTCAGAAAATTTTCTGGAAATACTCAGGTACTGTTCGGCGTACAGATGCAAAAGTAAACCAAATGCGACTTGCTACTGGTTGGTCAAATAGTTTGCTTGATAGCATATTCGTTGCTGGCAGTGGTTTGGATCCATAATAAGAAAGGAGCTGAACAATGAACTTCTCTGAATGTGTTACAATAGTTCTAGATTTGGTAAAGCGGCCAGATAAATTAACCGCTGCGGAGATGGCCGTTAATTCAGCTCTTTCCAAAGCTATCCTAAAGGGAGAATACCCTCAAGATCTGGTCGAGACGTCTATTCCCATTAACTCAGCTTTATACGCGCAAACGGTCGATCTAACTGCCATCTCTCCGCCACTTACTCGTTTCCGGAAGTGGAAATATGTTAAACAGCCAGGTGCCTATCGTTATCTGGAATACCTCCCCCCTGATAAAGTGTTCCAGCCAGGTAGTTTTATGCAGACTGACATATATTACATGGCTGGCACCAATCTTATGATTAACCCTTCGGCGACATCGGTAACTCTTGCAGTCGGTTATTATTCCTACGCTCCTGCTCTGAAGAATAATGAAACGTTCTGGCTCTTAGATATCTGTCCATATGCTATCATTCACGAAGCTGCGGCTATTATTTTTGAATCTATCGGGGACACCCAAGCCGCAGCGGGGAATAGGAAAACCGGGGCAGACCTTCTGAAAGTAATGGAAACCGACATTCAACACGGATATGCGGTATAAATAAAAATAATAAGGAGAATAAGAATGCAGCAGGATCGACGAAAGTATGATGGACTATCGGACGCCGAGAAAATAGATAGAATTCTTGAAAGATTGGAGGAGATCCTGCAGGCATTTCCTTATGGAATAGAGCATCACAAAACTGAGCATATCGAACGGGAAGATGATAAAAAGGCTAGCAAGGAATTGATCAAGAGCCTCAAATCTACTGCCATAAAGTCAGCCGTGAATGCCTTTCTTATTCTTCTTGGCGCCCTTCTTCTCACAGGCGTCGTAACTAAGTTTAAGGAATTTCTGGGGAGTATTCACTAATGGGATTTGATACCTTTTATCATGAACTTCCAACTGAAGGTGGAACTGAGCTTCCTATCGGAGGATCTACAAACCAAGTCTTGGCTAAAGTAGACGGCGTTGATTTCAATGTTTATTGGAAAACCGACGCTACAGGAACTGGGCTTCCTATGGGCGGGTCTGCTGGTCAAGTTCTTACTAAAATAGATACAGTAGACTTTAATGCCAATTGGCAAACTCCAGCGGGTCTCACTCTTGGCCCATTCACTGTAAATGGAATTGCAGTAGCTAATGCTACAGATGATCTTACAACACTCTCAGATTTAGGAACTACTAACCAGGTTCTTCACGGAAATGCAACAGGAACTCCTACTTGGGCGGCAGTAAGTCTTTCCGCTGATGTAACTGGAAATCTCCCCGTCACAAATCTCAATAGTGGTATTGATGCTAGTAGCACAACATATTGGCGAGGGGACGGAACCTGGAGTACTCCTTCAGGAGGTGGAGGATCAGGAACTCTGCCATACCCTTGGAATTACGCGCATAATTCAAATTTTTTATACTACACAGATGATCATCTTAGTGTAGCTTTCGAATCCACTACTGGATGGTCTGAACATTGTTTTCGCTGGTATGGCCAGGCCGATGACGCAGGATTTACTACGACCATCTCTGGAGACATTACTGATCCAGGTATTACCATAGAGAGAACAGATGGACTTGTAACTGGCTATTTTTATCTGGTGCAGGTTTTTGATAGTGTTGACGTCATAAAATTCCAGAATCTCTCTATGAGTCTACTATTAGTCGCTGAGCACTCTGCTACCTCCCTTATAGAAGAGTTGACACTTAGCGTGCACCAGGGAGAGGGTGAGAATGAATTGATGGCCTCTGGATCTTCTTCTGGATGGACTACAGCAACGGTTATTAGTGAGTCATATACCTATCCTCCTAATACTCTGGATCCTGGATTACACAGTATATATGTATATGTAGAACCAACTACTACTCAGATGGCGATTGCTGTCAGTGGAAAATTCACATATGAGGACACTAATCCTATCGATGACCGGTTGATTATTCGGGGCATATATCTCATATATGATGAGACAAATCAAAACTATATACGGGAGACAAAGAGTATGGCAGTAGTTCAACACGAATGCTGTCGTTATGCCCGCACTGCGGATTTGTACCTTCGTGATAGTTATGAAAGTCATTTAATTGATATGAGAGCAGTTCCTACAGTGAATGCCCCTATAACTGTAACGACTACCGGAACCACGAAGGACGCTCTCATCATAAAAACTAATAGTTCTGCCGACAACGGAGTCCATACTGTCAAACTCAATGCGGAGTTATACTAATGGCTGATCCTAATGCAAGGTATCCTTTAGCTACTGCTGACGGAGTTCCTGTTCCTAATGAAACAATTAGGCCGCGCGGTTTCTACAGCATTGCCGTCTCTGGTACTGCATCCACGCTTTTAACGCTCACCGGAAATTATAAGACAGTAACACTTTGTTCTACAGTGGATTGCATCGTTCGCTTTGGCGCGACAGCCAGTATTCCGGCGGACAGAACTTTGCTACCTGACGCAATGTTTCTTCCTAAAAACGTCGTCGTAACAGTTTCCCCTGGAACTATGAGCATTAGTGCAATTGCACTTTCTGGGAGCGGCTCTCTCCGTGTTACAGTAATAGAAAGCTGGGCCGGCCTTGGCTTAGAATATCAGTTTAGTAGGAGATAATGAAATGTTGAAAACTCAAGTAATTGATCTAACTCGATCCTTCCTTCCAATGGATCCAGAAACCGTAACTACGAATCTTATGGTTACAGCTGGAGAGGATTCCCCAGAGCGGATTCTGCCTGTAATGGCATATGAAGGATATAACTTCCTTCCCACTGCATATGGTTATAGAAGCTACTTCGATGCTACGCCGCGCGTTAATATTAATTCTCTTACTGCTGGTGGGTGTGATTATGTTATCGTCTTCCAGCGTAACGATTATAGTGTCCGGCTGGTAGCTCTTTGCAGTGATGGAATCTACACTGCGGATCCTACTACTGCTAGCGTGAGTTGGACAAAAAGCGTCGCCATGACTGCACTGTCAGGTGGAACTTATAAGCAGTGGAGCTCCTGTATTATTGAGAATGATCTATATATCTATCGTCAAGCAGAAACCACTGTAAGTAAGTTTAGTTTTGCAGGAACCTTCTCCACTATTACTCCGTCTTTCTTGAATATGTCAGGGCAGATGGGGATTTTTCGCGCCAATGGTAGGTTGGGATTCTGGGATTCTGCCAACTCTGTTTCTTGGAGTTCTAACCTCGACTTCTCCGATTTCACTCCTGCCATTGAAACACTCGCAGGAAATGCAATTTTTAACGATGTGCTGGGTCGGATTGTTTCCATCCGGGCTTTCGGAAATGGCTTCGTAATCTATTCCACGAAGAACATCACCGGCGTTTCTTATAACACTAGTGGAAGTATGCTCTTCTCCGCGGATACTATTGTTGAAAACGCAGGTATTTGGGATTCTAAACAAGTTTGCACGGGTGTTTCTGATGAGGAACATTATGCCTGCACAAACACTGGCATTAAGCAGATCGCACGAGGATTCCAGGTTAAGGAGGTTTTCACCGCTCTTTATGACTATCTAAAGCAGTCGCGGGATCCTATTGCAGTAGATTTCATCCAGGGCCGTTTTTTGTTCCTCAATGTAATTGACACACGGTTTATCACAGGAGCTGTGAATTTCAATACTAATCTCCTCACAGCACTGAGTGTTCGTTTTCTTCTCGCTGGCGGAGATCCTGTTACTCTTCCAACTCTGGTGGATGGACAACCTCTTAATGATTATCTCACAGATCAGGTTCTTCAAGGATCGGACTATGGGATGGTTGCAGAATGGACTGTAGATGGCAGTAAGATGGTTCCTGGTAGGAATAGTTCCATCAGCGAATTTCAGGTTGATGATCCAACAACTCCTATCGATGACTATCCTTATACCAACAATGTCACCAATTACTACACTGATGCAGAACTCATAACGGCTCGTGATAATGCTACGCTTAGTTCTGTCGTTAGCATTAATGACGGTGCAATTAATAACTTGCAGCTTGGTTGGACCAAGATTCCTTACGGTTCCACTGGCACAGTGACTGCAGAACTCGCAAGATTTGCAAATAGGCAAAGCCAGGAATGGGAAGAGCATAGAGATCTTGTTACGCAGTTGCAGACCCAGATTGCTATTTTAGCACATGATTACGTAGATACTTGGCATAGTGGAACGTATTACGACAGCTCTACGTTGGCTACTGCCGCAAAACCTGCAGATAGTCCTACCAATAAAACTGCACTGGTTACTATTCCCTGGGGATATACTACTCCTGTAACTACAATCACAGGAGCAGGGACCAATAGTCCTACTTTTGAGTATAAGGCAACTTTCACACAGGGATTGAAAGTTTCGCAGAATAAGGCTTATAGTTATACTGTTATTGCTCATCTAGTTGGATCTATTTGTGGTTATGATGTAGGAGCAAGTGAATATTATGATGATCCGGTAGATTTAAATAATCCTCACGATTTTCCTAGTTCTAGCCAGGCTGTAGCCAATCCTAGCAAGACAGTTCTTGCGTATTTGGGCTTGCCGCCTGGAACTATTGAGTTTGATTTTGGATCCTTTGGGATGTTCCCCGTAACACAGGATGTGTCTTTGGGGTATTTGGAGGTTCAGTATAATTACGGGGGCACGCCTTCTAATTGTATGACCCTTTGGCCCACTACATTTTCTGCTGGTCAGACCTTGGTAGCATATCCAAGCTCAACTACTGTAGAAAACGCTCTTTTTCCTGGAGATTCGGTAACTCTAGATTTTCATTCGGAGAGTGATTGGATCTATGATCTAAATGATAGAGAGCCCGCTGCATATAAAAATATATATTATAAAGCTCCAGGTAGTTTGCCAACTGGGTGGGATACTACACTATTTCCACCGAATTCTGTTTTAGTACTATATAGAGTTGTAATTTGTGTGTTATGGACTTCAGGTCCGAACGTAGATGTACAGTCTTTTTCTGGTCCTACATATGGAATGTGGAGAATTCGTAAGACCACGGATACTTCCCTAGTAACAGAGACAGAAGCAATAAGCACTGTTTCTAAAGCAACTGGAACTCAGACTAACCTAGACTGGGGATCTTATCTTGTTGGGGGAACTCCTCCAGCGAGGTTTACATATAATACGAACCAGCAAACGTTGAATTTCACTGGATGGGCCGCTCCTGCAAATGCTATACTTCCGCAGAATGCTTCCTTGACTTTTCCTGGCGCGACGTTCCTACTGCAGAACGGTACGATTGCTCCTATCTATCCGACTTATACTGGTGCCTACGTCTATGATACCGTGTATCAGAAATGGGGTAAATTCAAGGGAGACTATAAATGCCTTGTTGATTATGCTCCACTGAACTCAAACCATCAAAAGGTTGTCTCCTTCTCTAACTTCGGAATGGACGCTGGGACACTAAATACTAGTGGGTATGTAACGCTTTTTTCCTCGGTCTGTAGCGATTCCTATTTGAAGTATGGTAGGCTCGGTTTTTACAGACAGGGATATACATATCCAGAGGTAGTAACATGCCATTTTGCCAGACCTTTTACAGGGGAAATTGAAGTTGAAGCTTCCTTAGATGGTCGATCTGTTCATGCAGCACTCACGGAATCAAAAAGTTTCACTGGGGTCGGATATGCTCATGTCTATCCCAAATATGCAGCAAAATGGTTTAATTTCTCAATTACTGGTGAGTTCGACATAAGGAATCTGGAATTCACTGGGCGTATTTCAGGAAGGCGATAAAATGGCACAACCAGCTAGCAGATATGATACGAAAGCCTCTGGACTTTTGGCAGCGCAGCCTACTAATATCAAAGAAACCAGTACGGTAGGTCCATCCTCAACAACGGCATCAGGGAGTTCTCAGCAGGATGTCTATGAAACTACTACTCAGTTTAATCCTCTGGCTCAACAGTCTCTGGATGCTCTTATCAGAATGTTGCTTCAAGGCAACGCGCCCGGATATTCTACTAATCAGCGGGACTCGCTCTATCCAATGCTTCAAGGCTTACTGCAGGATTATAGTAAGCAAAATGCTTTTGGTGATGCACAAGGCCTCATGGCTTTGACCTTGCAAAAAGCTATGGAACAAAACATGCCGGCTATTAGTAGGGCGATTGAGGGAGCAGGAACTTCTGCTGGTAGTATGCAGGCTCTTCTTGCTGGAAATGCTACTAGGGATGCCTCTCTCGCAGCTTCTGCCTTGGGAGCTGAACAAGCTAAATCTTATGGAAATATTAGTTCTAATTTGATGCAGCTTCTGGAAACAGTTTCCCGTCCTGATACTGCTATTATGGGAGCTTTGGTTCAGGCTCTTAATGTCGCAAAAGGTGGCACAACTACTAGACAGGCTACTTCTTCAGGAACAGAGTCTAAAAGTAGCATGAGCAGTGGCGCAACTACTACGTCCAATAAAGCTATTTCTTACTCTGGGGATGAGGATGAGGAGAATAGTAGTGGTCCTCTTTCTTATATTAGCGGAAGTGGAATTGGCGCGACTCCGGCAAGAGAATCTAGCACTCTGCTAAGTCCGGGTCTTTATGGCGGAAGTGGTGGGGAGCGTATCTCTGACTATTTGGGGATTTAATAATGGATGCTAATTTCTTAAACAGCTATGCTCCAGGCAATCCATCTGGAATAGAGGCTACGCAACAACCAGATGGAAGGATCCTGGTCACAAACGTGCTGGGAAAGCAAAATACATTTGGTCAAGACCCAGGCTTGAATTTCTACAATAAGATGGATCTTATCCAGAAGGAAAAAGATCTGGATGCAAAGCAAAAACTTATGGCAGAACTGGAATCTGATTTCTCTGTTTACAACACAGAGAGACTCCAGCGCGCTCAGAGTTTGGCTGAGGAAAAACTAGGACTTGCTAATCTTAGGCAACAACTTCTAGAGAATGAGCAGCTGGATAAATCGGATCCTAAATACCATTTGTATAGGAGCGACAGTCCTATCACAGCGCAGATTCGTGAAAGGCTCCGTGTTGCTGAAATGCAGTCTTATCAGATGGCGGAAGGTATTGTCAAAACCGACATTGATAGGATGCGACATGGTTCTGCTGTAGGGTCTTTTATCAAGATTCAAGAGCGTCTTATTGGGGAAATGCTTAGAAAGCAGGGAATTTCCGTAGAGGAAGCTGAGCGATTTGGTTCCTCCTTAACCGATACAAACCGGGCCGCACTTAAAGCCTTGTATCCTGATACTCCAGATGAGCAACTTAACATTAAAGCTGCCCAGATTGCTAAGACTCCCGCACTCAAGCACGAAGCTCAAGTTATTCTTGATCCCGGGGCCAAGCCAGAAGATATGCTTACTGCTGCAATTGCTGGTGTAGGGATGGCAGAACCTTATGTAGTTAGGCAACAAGCTCTTACGGCTGGGCAAAGTCCTTCTGTGGTTCAGCAGGAACTTAAGACCATTAAGGGACTTGTGGAAGATCCAGCCAAACTCAAAGATGTGGCAGGTAGATATCTTTCAAAGGATGAGAAAGAAGCACTTAATTTGATGCTTGGGCAAGAAATGCTTACAAAGAGTAAGGAGGATTTGCAGAGAATCAAGCTGCAGAAGATCGAAACGGCAGTCAGGGTATTTAAGAGGTTCAAAGCAAGAGAGTTTGAAAAAGATGTCAGTCGCTGGACTGAGACTGTAGATGGCCAGCGACTTTCCCAGATCCCAGAATTAGCTGAAACATTTGCATCCTATGCTCATAAACAAAGGCCGATGGAGATTTCTACCCTATTCTCTGAGTACGTAGGAAATGCTCCTAAGGAACAGAAAGCTAGTAGAGCGGCGCTTCTTCAAAAGTTTGTTTTCGCTAATGCTCAGAAAGCAAATAGTACTCTCTATGGGGAGGTTGTTGATCTACCTACGTTGCAGAAAAAGACACAAGCTTTAATTTTGCATAATACCAGTACAGCTGATACTATTACTCCGTGGAATCAGCAGTGGCAAGGCGTTCCTCTGAACGTACTGTAATCTCACTTTAATAAATAAAGGAACACATCATGGATCTGGCAGAATTCACAGGCGAACAATCAGACATTTCGCTTGCTAAATATGGAATCGAAAGTAACGCAGTTTCCACTCTCTTAGGAATTCCAATCGCTGCGGCGGTGGATACAGGAGTTTCCATTTGGAATTCTGTCGTCCCTGAACAGTATGAGTACGATACTCGCGACATTCTCGGTGGGATTAATGAGAATCTTGCTGAAATCTATAATCAGAACGAAGGTACAGTTAAACTCCTTTCTTTTATCGGGGGAGTAGTAGTTCCTGGAGGTATTGCTACCAAGGGAATGAATCTTCTTCGAGCTGGAGCGAAGGGAGTTAATTGGTTTTCTACTGCTGGACAAACTGCTAGGCTTGCCGGGATCAAGACTGCATATGAAAATGCAGGTAAAGCCAGCACCGCTTATCGTAGTCTTATGTGGGAAAACCGGTTTGCTACTGCAGGAAATGCCCTCGTAGATGCTACTGTCTACGAGGGTGTTTTGCTTGCTACCATGAATGCGCATCCTTATATGGAGGACTATCTCAAGGATCCCATTAAGAATGCCGGACTTGGTATTGCTTTTGGAACTGGACTTCTAGGTGTCGGTGGTCTTATTATGCAGCGTTATGCTGTTAAGGGAGTCCGTCAGGAAGTAGCCAAGACTAGTAATGATATCCTCCTGGAGAAATATGTTCCAGTTAATATCACGGAAAACCTTTCTGGTCAGCTTGTTAGTCATTCTACCAACATTGAAAACTGGACTAACCTCCTTGCTACTAGGACGGACCTCACTCAGCATACCAAGAGTTTGGTTGAATTCAATATCAAGCAAAGCGCAGCCGCCCAGATTGAGCTATTCAACCGAATGCTAGGCGGTGCAGATACCTTACCAACTGGCGGACAGGAACTTAAAGAACACATCATTAAGATTATGGCGTCGCGCCCCACTGAATTTCAAGGGGTCGATGCGGTTCGTCTAGTGAAAATTGGGGAAGGGGCTTCACTGGATCACATCAAGAAGAATCCTTTTTTGTCAGATACGGTTGAAGCTGGAGATACTGGAATTCCCTTCCTCCGCAAGAATCAAAAGACCGGCAGAGAGCGCACGGTTTCCGTGGTATATAATCCAGAATTCGATACGTTCATGCGTCCCGAAGATTTGAAACACTATGGTGGCGCGGTGGATATGGGGATTCATTCTGTAGAGGACGTTCTTAGAAGAGCTCCAAAGAACTGGCACCTTTCTCCAGAATCTGAAGTCGGTATCGAAGCCATTAAGACTAGCACTCCAGCTATGGATTTACGCTATTTGCAGGGACTTGCTTACTTCGACAGTTTCTCAGATGATGCTTTGCTTCGTCCAGTTAAAATCGCTAAGGATGACTACGCCGCGATTCAGGGATTTATCACTAAGGTACGGAATTCCAACATCAATCCCAATGACATCAAGCTGGAACTTGATGGAACCAAGACCACTCTAATTGAGGCTATGCAATATCTGCAAGCTGCTAAAATGGCAGAAGCAGATGTTTTGCTTCGCCAAGGAGTTCCCGAATTGGTTATTGCGAAACGTCTTAACACAGAGTTGGAGTTCGTTCAGGCTATTGCAAACGGACTTCCCATGCATGTTAAGACTAACCTCGACTACATGAAATATACTGACGCCAGTGCTATTGGCCAGATTTTGGATGTCAAGAATCGTAGCCTTCTGCTTCGCACTAATGCGAATAAAATTCCTCATGCCATCATGCGTTCTAATCTTGGCCAGGCAATTGCCAGAGATGCAGATGATGTCATTAAGGAAGGACTCTTTGCTGCATCTAAATCTCAGTACATCAAAGATTGGATGAAACTTCTGGCAGGAGAAGATTTTAGAACGCTGCGCGACATCGTAAGAAATAAACTTGCGATTACTGCTAATGAATTCATGGGTACTCGCTTCGCCACCAGTGCAGACCATGCTCTTAGGGGAATGGAGGAAATCGGCCCTATTGCAACTCAGATTGGGAAAGACATTACAGAACTTCACCTCCAAGCAGTGAACAAGTTTTTCGCTCCTGTAAAGGACGAATTGCTTACGCTCGCTCGTGATAAGGTAGCTCTGACGGAATTTAATATCGCTGACCATGTGAATGCTAAAATCAAAGGATATAGGGAATTTCGTGATGGTAGTTTCTGGCATCCGGATCCTACAGCTCCGACTAAAGTTATTAAGGACGCCAATGGAAAGAATGTTGAGGTTCCTAACCTAATCCGTGCTCAGTATGAAGGTGAAGATTTCATTATCCAGTCCGAATCTGTTCTTCGTGTCTTTGATTGGATTAGCCAATCCGGACGCGAGCTTTATGAACAAGCTAGGACACTTCGCCAAGTTCCTGGAACTGGGATGTTCAGTGACTTGGGATTCTGGATGCCCTCCTTTAATCCCAAGGATAAATATATTGCCTATGTGATTAACAAACTGGATCATACTACTACGCTTCTTCACAGCAAGACGGAAGAAGGTCTACAGGATGCAATTAGGATTTACAAAGCTAGGCCCGACGTTTCTATTGGAAGGACGCATGATATCGTAGAACGTGGAACTGACCAAAGACTTTACAACATCATGCAGGGACGACATGATCCTATGTTCGCTCAATCTGCGGATGTTGCCATGTTGCATAGTGGCTCTAGTGCCAGCGCACGTCCTGGTGTTTCTGCCGAACGTCTAGTAGATATGATCAATGCGTATGAACATCAGCTTAACTACAACATCAAGAGTATGGCGGAACTCCAGTTCAGTGATGTCTTTGATTTCTTGCGTCAATCCAGTGAGTATACTCAGGCATCAGTAAAAGGACAGCCGGCTGCGTCAGGTATTTTCAGGAAGACAAAACCGGATGCCGCGTCCGTCCTAATGAAAACT